CTAAAGCATCAGCAAACTCTTTGTTACTAGTAATAGCTTCATTACGCAGCATCTCTAGCCTTGATGACAGACCTTCGATAGCATTGTTAAGGTATGCACAGTCTAAGATTCCTGTGATGGATACTCCAAGTAATCGTTCAGCCTCTGTATTGTTCTGCCAAATTTTACGTAAGTAGGGGAAGTCTGTGAGAGTAGACTGGAAAGTTCCAAGGATAGTGGCAAGTCGCACCTTTCTTTGTAAACTAAGTTCAGTGTCTGTGTCTCTGGCAACCACTTCTGTAAGGTTACAAAACTGATATGGTCGGAGAATGATTTCGGAACATGGGTTAGTACCAAAGTCATAGTTGCCATCTCGTCTTCCGTTCTTTTCAACTGTACGTTTAGCCGCCTCTCGTGAGAAGATTCCTCTCTCTCCACTGTGAGACTGATACAATGCCAACCACTCTGACATAAATTCCCCAACTGTGGGTCGCTCATTATAGCTTGCGCTATTGTTCGCAAGTGCTCGTTGCCCTTCACGTTCCCACCAGTTTCCACTCTTGGCATGACGCATCCTATCATCAGATAAATCCGATAAACTAATCATAGCAGAACGGCGTACACCACCTACTACAACTACTTCACCAATCTTACACATAATGTCATGGCACTCAAGACTGTTTAACTTACGTCCTGCTGCACCTTGAAACTTACTAATAACAAACTTAAACAAACTAACCAGTGGCTCAGGCCCTGATGCTCTACCACCAAACACTTTAAGCCGTGCTCCTGCGGGACGTACCTTGTCTACATTCCACTTCGGGATTTCACCACTGTATAGTAGTGCAATGATTTGTCGTAAAGACTTTGCCCAACCTGCTTTGCTGTCTGATACCACAATTGTAGTGTCACTATTAAACAACTTTGCAGGTACTTCAGGTAATTTGCTAACATATTTACTTTCTACAGAAAAACCAACACCAGTGCCACATAACAGAATGTACATGGCTTCGTCAAAAGATTTAACATCATCTACAGGGAGGTAGGAGCAGTTATATCCTGCTGTATTGTCTCGCTCAAGTGCCTCTCCTGCTGTCATCACTGCCCTCATTGAAGGCATAATTTCATGGTTGAGAATTGCCATACGTAACTCGTCAAACAATTCTTGGCTCATGTGATAGTGCATAGTCTTGTCTAAGTGATTATGCATAAAGTTCATGTAGCGGTCTACAGTTTCAGGCCAGTGTTCACGCCGCTTCTTGTCATCCAAGTAACGTGAGTAACGGCTCTTAGCAATAAATGTTGAGTAACTATCCATTAGTCGTCTACCTTTGTTTCGTCATAAAAAGCAAGTTCAATAATACCTAAGTAAAGGCACACGTAAACTCCGGGAGCAGGATTAAATTCTAGTCCGAATATAATACCTGTAATAAATCTAAACGCAATAGTCAATTTTAATCTCCTGTTTACGTTGCTCTAAAGTGTACATGTTGTTTAGAATAAGTTTAGCATCTTCACTTAGTAACGCATAGAACAAAGGGCCATACTTATGTGTACACACTACTTCGTCAAACTGTTTTATTATGTGGTGTAACCACGCTTCTTCCTCGTTTTGCATCTGTCTTTTCCTTTCCTGTTTTTTCTTTATGACATGCTGAACATAGTATTTGTAAGTTTTCTTTCTCACAGAATAATCTGTCAATGTACACATCCCATGATACAAACCCTGTACTAGTATCCACTACTGGATTAACGTGATCTACCTGTACATCTTTAGCTACATACTGCTTATTACAACAAGCACATGTGTAGTGCATAGCTTGCTTACCTGTCTTCTTATTAACTTTCTTGCCAGCAAATGCATCCTTTAATGTTTCCCATTTAGGAGGCCACCTACGCATACCACCACGCAGAGTACTAGTAATGAAGCTACGGTATCGTCCCTCTGTCCACTCACCACTGTTTCTCACAACCTAGCTTCCATAAATAAACCAATGTTACCTATAGCATATCCTATAAATGCTATTCCTAATCCAACCTTACCTGTTACTAGTAAGTTAATAGCCACTACAGAATATACTACACCAACAACTGCTATAAGCCAACTAGCCATGTTCTTTCTCCTACTTTAATCATGTGTTCTGCTCCTTGAGTGTGGCTTCTGCCCATCCTGCGCCTTGAGCAAATCCCTGTACAAAATCTAGCTCTTTAGAAATTACCTCGTTATATATTTGCTCCGTAGTCAGCCCTACCCAAGGGCGTTTTGCTGGCTGTGCCAAGGCTGCTTTGCATTTCTCAATGACTTCGTTCATGCTATTCCTCTCGTTGCTTTTTAAAGTCTTTTACCTGCGTTTCCCAGTCACGTTTTTGCTCAGTGTTAATTACTTCACGCTTACGTGTCTTCCCAATCTTCTCCAACTCCAAGGTCGTCTTCGTTGATTTCAATCGTGTCTTCTTCTGTGTAGTCATGTGTAGGATAAAAAATACTATAGTTAGAAACTAAAACGTCAGGTAGTAGTCTAATAAAGTCTTCTACAGTTAGTCCTAGTGCCATAGTTAGTTCAACAGGGTCATCAAAGTTTTCCTCAATGAATTGTTTTACTGCAAATAGCTTATCATTATAGTTCATATTTTCTTCCCAAGTATTCGATGCTTAGGAACATCTCATCAAAGTGACCATCTTCCACTTCATTCATTACTAGTAATCCACGCCAATGACGATTGCTAAGTTTATCCATGTAACTCTCGTCATGTAAGTAATAACTACCTGCGATTATAGCACAGATAGGTTTACCATCTGCACGTTTACCATAGGCTACTTGCTTACCTTGTTGGTGTCCAGCAACACATGACATATGCAACTTAGTGATAATAGCATTAGGGCTACTAGCAGGTCGTCCCATAGCACCTACAGGCCAGTAATGATTAAACCCAACTCCGTTAATGAATACAGGATGTAGAAAGTTATGTACCTCCCAATCATCTTCGTAACATAAGTCTTTAGTAGAGATTAATCCTTCAAGAGTAGGGTTATTGTTTACAGCACGTTCAATGCGGTTTTCATGGTTGCCCATCAACATCACCATACGTGGCTTGTAGACCTTTTCCTTATTCTTTTTCTGCTTACTTTGCATGTCTCGTAGTGGCAATAGAAGTTGTTGCATAGCATTCTTTGCTACATCAATGTCTTTCTTATACCGTAGACCTTCAAAGTATTTACTACCTACTTTGTCATGTGTGGATAGACTAGGCATGTCTGCAAAGTCTCCTATGTTCACAACAACATCAGGCAGGTACTCACAAATAGCTTTCCCTGCCCATGTCAAGTGTTCAGTAGGTACTCCTTCCTTAATCTGACAATCCGGAATTACTAGTATCTTCATCTGAAACCTCTGTAAAAAACTTCCACTCTTCGTCAATGCGAGTCTGTACTTTTTCATAAACTCCAACATAGCCTACCATGTCTAAGAATTTAGCAAACTCAAGCATGACGTTATCCCACCGTGTGCCTTCACTAATCTCAAAGTTAATTAAAACTTCTTTATTTTTAGGATACTCAACAGTATCAAACTCTTGGTAATCTTCATTCTCTACTACGTGTCGAAATGTGTAGGTTGACATATTACTTACCACCTTTAATTGCTTTAACTGCTTTACGAAAAGCGTTAATCTCATCTACAAGAATTCCTAGTGACTTATCAAACACTTCTAAATCTTTGTCCATGCCTGTATGCATCCACTCGTGAAAGTTGACAACAGATCGTTCATCGTGAATTGCTAGGCGACAATCACCATCTACATCTGTCTGCCAAGACACATATTTTGCAGTGTTACCGAGGAATTTACGTACACTAGCCTTCTTAGTTTTTGAAAAAATACTCATACAATCTCCATAACTCGTGGTACATCTACCACATCTACTAAATATTCTGGCCCTGACGAGTACAAGAAAGTACGCATCTCAGGCCAGCACTCTGATTTAAACGAACAATAACTACATGACGTACATAGTTTCTTGTTCTTACTTGTCTTACTTTGTGCCACTGGGTCTAGTCGAGGAATAGAATCAATGTTACTAGTAACTGTCTCAACTGCACTCTCTGCTTGGTGTGCAAACAATCCCTTATTAACTTCTATAGGGTAGTAGTTAACATGCCCTAGTTCTTTTTGGATAGTAAGAAAACCAGCAGTAGGCATATCAAGGGCAGCAGCATATCCGTTTAGTTGTTGATAGTATCCAAATGGGTCGTCAACAAGTCCTTTCTTAAACTTTTCTTCTGAAAACTTAGTAACACTCTTAACGTCTACCACTGTGTTGTCGATTACCGCATCAATGCGGCCTCGTACATACCAACCATTCCCTACGTCATAGATAACACGCTCTTGTTGTTTCTCTACAATATGCCCTGCACTCTCAGATACTTTCAGTACGAGTTCCTCTAGCATGTCTCCATAAAAGAATTTAAGCAGCAGTTTACCATCAGGTTTCTCAGCAATGGTAGGACTATTATACTTGTACCATAGCTTACGTGGGCAAGGGTCGCCCACCTCGCTAAAGTACAGTATGTTCTTCTCTCGTGCACTATCCCGTGGTGTAAACCATTTGTCATAGTCTACACTAACAGTGGAATTACTAGTAGCGTTAGGCAAAGTGCCTCCCACTACAGAGTAAATGTCATCCACTAAAGAGTTAATACTTTTCATGCGTCTGCTTTCGCCATCACCAATGCTTTTTCCATATCCAAATCACCACATGAGTATGCTTCAAACATACGTGCAATGTCAATGATGATGTTGGCACGGTCTTCACCTGCCATTTTAGCAATCTCTTTATCCTCACGGAATAAGTTCACTGCATTGCTAAGACTATTCTGTCGAACAATGGCACGATCACCATGCAGAGCAGGGATAGGGAAAGGGCGTGTAGGAGGGCTGTATGGGGCTTTACTGGGACTTGCAGTAGTAGGTGCAGGGGTAGCCGTAGATGCGCCTTCTCCCTTGGCTAAAAGCTGTACTGATGCTAAATCTACGTTCTTACCATAGGTGTTCTCAGTATACTGAAAGTCAATAGTATCTCCTATTTTGAACATAGGCTTCTTAAAACCGTAAGAATAGCGTTCTCCATTCGCATATATAGAAAATGCTGGCTTAGGGCCAAACTTTGTGTTTACGTCTTTGGATTGGATGTCTTCTACAATGTAACTCATTTAATTTCTAACTCCTGTGTGTTTTGCCAATTATCACCTACNTCCACACCTACNTTTANTANGCATGGAAAGTCAATGTTGAAATACGCTTTTAAATACGCTGGTGCATTCTCAAGCGTTTGTTTTGCTATACAAGCTGCCTTATACACTACTTCTTCTGTTGTGTCAAGCACCACACTATCATGTACAGTCATTACTAGTAATGCAGACCTGCTAATGCCAGCTTTTTCTAACTCACGTAACAAAATACCTACCATCATAGGTACTACGTCACCTGTTGCAAAGCCCTGAATAGGCCAATTCTTTAGTTCTGTTGGGGAGAATGTCATTTCTCCTTTACGGTACTCACTGGGATACTTCTTAAATAAGTAGTGCCTACCTGTTGGGCTTTCGTGAAAGTATGTGTATATAGGGCCTGATTTAGCCTCATCATATGTTATTACTACATTCTTCTCTGCGTGTTTAACTATTTCTTCATGGTATGCCTTTACTCCTTTATATCTAGAATAGAAAGTACGGATAAACTTCTTAGCTGTAGCTACATCACAACCACTCTGTGCCATCAGCGTTGTAGCCCCTCCACCGTACACTAACAAGAAACTAAACCGCTTGAATGGTTTACGTTCAGCATCTGTGGGATAGCGTCCATACATTCCTTTGTACAGTTCCTTGTGCATATCTCTACCATTATTAATATCCTCAATGAGTTGTTTATCATTAGCTAAGTAAGCCAATGCAACCATCTCTAGTTGAGAGTAATCAAGTTCTAGTATCTTACCATCAGCAAACCTACTTACGTAAGCTGCCTTAACGCCACCTTCGTCTGTCTGATTCTGTAAGTTAGGATTGTTAGCTGTTAGTCTCCCTGTTTTAGTAGCGCAATGGTTAAGGTTAGGGTAAATATTGTTTGATGGAAAACGTAATGATGACAGTCCTTCGTAGTATGTCTCCTTAATCTTCTTGCACTTACGTATACGTAGGATAAGTTCTGCAACACTATCTCCTGCTTTGTGCAGTGTGTCTAGTACAACGTCATCTACACTGTAGTAGCCACTCTTACCTACTTCTGCAATAGCACCGTACCTACCGTCAATAGTACGCTCAAGTTCTACATTCTTAAACTTAGGCTTACCATTCTTGTACTCACCAACTAACGTGCGTTCTGTATACTTCTCAGTTCCTCCAAAGAAATACAGTGAAAGTTGTTTGTTACTCATGTAGTCTAAGTCTGGTGCAATACTAGTAATCTCCTTGTTTAATGAATCAATCTGATGCCCATAACTAATACGACATGCATCTACGTATGCCCAATCTACACGCATACCATTACGGTTCATCTCAGTAGTTGCACGTAGTGCGTCCATCTGTGTAAGTATTAACGTCAACACACCTGCTTGTTCAGCTTCCTTAAACTGTGCTTTAAAAATAGCTGCGGTGTTTAGTACGTCACACTTCATATAGTCTACTAACTCAGCACGTGGAATATCTTCTGTGAGCACACCTGCTTTCCAGTAGTTCTTAATCCTGTCATCCTTAACAAACTTTTTGCCAACATACTCAATGGTTAACTCATCTAAACTTGCATACAAATGCTGTTGTCCTGACAATATGTACGCTGCCAGTTGTGTATCCCATAGTCTAGGCAGCTTGTCTGGACTATTACGGTAGAGGTATAGTAAGTCAAACTTAATGTTCTGACCA